CTTCCCATCCCACACTGGTCCGGGGTCGGCCCCGACGATCGGCCACGCCCCGTGCTCGTTGGCGAACCAGACCGCGTCGTCGGGGCCGTCCGGGTAGAACACATCCCCAGCGGCATTGATCATCGCCCCGGGCACGGTACGGGCGTAGGTGGGGGACCACATGTCATCCACAGGTCATCACCCGTAGCCGGTTGACCGTTGCCGGGGCCGTGAACAGGGTATCGACGTCGACGGGGTCATAGGCGATGCCCCGGAGGAGGAGATCACGGCAGTGCTCCTCGACCATCGCGAGGAACACCCCGTCGTCGATCCCGAACGCCGACCCGACCCCCGCGAACTCGTCCCGCCACGCCCCGTTGAGGAACATCCCGATCTTGTTCGATCCGGTGACCGGCCCGTGGTGCACGTGCAACTGGTACGCCGGTACGCCGGCCGGTCGTTTCGAGTGGGGAACAAGGCGGGTTCCGGCAAGGCCGAGCGCGCGTCGGATCGCCAACTGGGCCGCGAACGACAACCCCGGTGGCGCCTGGGGTGGTCCGGCCGGACCCGGGGTCGATCCGGGGGCCTCCTCCTCTTCTTCCGGCCCGGTTTCCTCCGGCATCTCCTCCTCCGGCTTGGTCTCTTCCGGTGCGGGTGGTTGCTCCCCGGTAGTTTCGGCCGGTGCCACGGTCGTCTGCGCCTCGGGTAGTCCGATCAACGCGCGGAGGGCCGGATCGGACAGGACCGCGTTCGGGGAGGCGAGGAGCAGTTTTTCGACTAGCCGTACGGCCCGTTCCGCGTTCGATGGGGCGTCCCCGTCGGACCACGACGACGCGGCACGGGTAACCGCGTCAGAAATCAACATACGGTCGTGAAGGTCCTTGGCGTCCCCGGATCGGTCGGGATTCACCGTCAACGGCGCGGTGTCGAACGCGTACATGTAGGCGTCCGGGTCCTCACCCAGGGCCTCAAGGGCGGGTGCGAGGTAGCCGGTCGTCAACGCTGCTGCGATCCGCGTCAACACCGGTTTGATGTGGATCTGTACCGCCTCGCGGCTGATCGCCCACGCGTTCCAGTGGTTAGTTGACGACCCGAGGCCAATGAGGACCTCGGGGGGGATGTCCAACGACTGGGCTAGGGACCTAAGCGCACCTTCCCGCATCTCCCCGATCTGTCCGGACAACTCCGACCAGAGGGTGATGTGCCGAATTCGTTCGATGTCCTCGCCGGGTCCGGTGATGATGATCGGCACCATGGCCTCGGCCGACGACCGGTCGCGCAGCGACCGGGACATGACCCGGCCGAGGAGGGCGGAGAAACCGGCGGCCCCGGCCGGGTCATCGTCACCCCGAGGGAGTTCCAGCGATTCGGGGATCGCGAACACCCCGGCCCCCGACAGGCGGCTGTCCAACTCGGCGAATTCGCGTTTCCGAAGGGCCTCCATCTCGCGGAGGTCCGGAATCGACGATCGGGTTGCCGAGTCCGGTTCGGAGGTGTCGGCCGGGTGCGGTGTCCACACCCGGATGATCAGGTCAATTCCCTCGCGGTACTCCATCGTTCCGCCCCCGTGCACCGGGGAGCGGCTGACCGTGATCGTGTCGCCCTGTCGTTTGATCTGCCGGGACGTGACGACCCACCATAGGTCTCCGCCATCCTCGGCTCCCCCGGACTCGGCGACCACGTACGCCTCGCCGGGTACAAATAGGTCGATGCCGAGGAGGCGGAGCGCTTCGGCCTTCGCGTCGCCGGTTCCCAACGGGCCAGAAGCAAGTTTTGCTACGGGGCCGGTGTCGACGCGTTCGCCGGGGGATCCGTCCGGGTTGGTTTGGGCGACGTAGAGGTTGCATCGGGAGACCGAGTTACCAACCCAGTTCGCGACGAACCGGAGTTGTCCGGTTATGTCGTACAACCGCCATGCGTCGGTCTGCCACGCCCGGTCACCGAACCGGTAGGAACGCCACGACGCGCCATCCATCGATAACCGGGACACAGCCGCTGTCACCGACGACCCGGCCGGCCCGGACGCGAGCGCACGACGCGCCGAGGCCGTGACGATCTCTCGGAATCGATCCGTCGTCGTTTCGGCCTTCCGGAACCGCCACAGGACCGGGGGCGAGAACAGTTCGTCGATCTCCCGACGGAGGACCGAGTCCGCTGCGCTGACCGCCCGTAGTTGCCGCTTCCTCCGTCGGATTTCCATCATTGCCGCCCGTATGCGTAGATCATGCCGGTGACCTGCGAAACCGCGAGGCCCAGCACGATGACCAAAACGATCGGGGACGTACCCCAGTAGATGATCGGCGCGGTGAGGAGGCCGACCCAGACGGACACGCACCACGGGCAACCCGTGGCGTCTCCGTCCGGAGTGCCGAGGAGGTACACCAGGATCCGGTGAACCCGACGGTACGGGTCGAATCGTGCGACGAGGCCCTCACGTATCGGACGTGTGATCTCGTCATGTGTGATCAACGTGGTGACCCGGGTTACCGCTAGGGCGTACAACGCCAGCACGACAACGGACGGCATCATGCCGTGATCATAGGCCCGGCCGGGGAATTATTGTCCTATCGCACCAGAGAATCAAGTGGGACGACCATACCAATCCGGTAGTCGTCGAACACCGATATGAAAATCGCACCTATCAATATTCCGAGCGTCACCACGATCACGGCGAGCACGACACCAGCCAACCACCTAGCCATGATCACAACCTAGCGTGCCAGCGGCCCAAAACCACCACCCGTACCACCACGATCGAGTGGCGAGGAACCCGTGGTGGGCAACGAACCACCGGGGGCAGCGGCACCACCCGAACCGCTCTTCGGGATCGGCAGCAACGCGTACGCGAGATAGGTGCTCGCGTCGATCCGGCCCGGCGAGTCCGACGCTCCCTCCTGCCACGTCGCCCACTCTTCCTCGACCTCCGGTAGATACACGGCCGTCCGCACCCGGTCCTCGATCCACTGCTGCGCGATCGGGTCCGCGCGCAGCCTCTTGTTCTTCCGTGCCGTTACCGCTTTGATCCGGGGACACATCCGGCCGTACCGCAACGGCATGCCGTCAATCCGGCGTTCCACCTCCCGCGCTGTCAACCGGGGCTCGGTGTTCATCACCCGCTGCCGGACCTCCTCCCTTTCCTCCGCCTGCAGCGTCGACCACGCGGTTCGGATCATCCGACCCGCCATGTCACCCCCGAAGTTCTTCTCGAAGATGATCAAATCAGCGTCGATGTCCACGGCCATCTCACACGCAGCCCTCGACCACGCGTCCGACGACATCGCCCCGGACGCGTCCCGGACGAGATACAGGCGCTTGTCCGACCCGAGGTATCCCCCGATCACCCCGGCGACGTCCCTACCGCCCCCGGACGGGTCGACCGCCACGGCGGCCCGAAACGGGGTGGTGTCGCACGGGTAGCACCCGGATCCCATCGTGTAGCAACGCCGTTCGCGGAGGAGTTCGCGGGTGAGGAGCGCACCCTCGGCTGGCTTCGGATCGCACATGTACAACGCGTGCCAGTCCTGCACGGTCGATGCCCTGCGCTTGTCCTGCCAGTGGATGGTTGCCCGCGCGGTGTCCCCGGCCCGAATCTTCGGGTGCGGTAGCGGATCTCCGAGTTTCCGATGTAGCGGGTCGTGTTCGGGGTCGTCGCAGAACGCCGGCATGCGCACGACCTCCCATCGTCCGCCCTCCGCCGTGGTCCCTTCGTCCGCCACGACTCGGGATGCTAGGTCGTCCGGGTGCCACAGGGTCATCACCATGATCATTGGTGCCCCGGGGGAAAGTCGGCTGATGATGTCCGCGCTCAGCCACCGGTACGCCCGGTCGCGGAACCGCAACGAATCTGCCTCGGCCCTGCTCTTATGCGGGTCGTCGATGAACGCGATGTCGCCCGGCTTTCCGGTCACGCCGGCCCCGATTCCGACGGACAGGACCCCGCCACCGGTGGTCAACTGCCAGTCCTGAACGGCCTCGGAGCCATGGGCGAGGGTGAGTCCGAATCGGTGTCCGTGCTCCTCGATGATCCGTTTCGAGTCGCGTCCCCGGTCCACGGCCAGTGAGTCCCCGTACGATCCAATGATCACCTTCGCGTCTGGCCGGTTCGCCAGCCACCACACGGCACCACCGACCACGGCCGTCAGCGTCTTTCCGGTCTGCGGCGGGAGGGTAATCAGAAGTCGATCGATTTCCCCCGACATGATCCGTTTCATCTGGATGGTGATCACGTCGAGGTGGGGGCGGAGCCGGTATCGCGGGACGACGCGGCGGAGCAACGCGGCCGGGTCCGACAACGACGCGCGGTCCTCGGCCGCTTCGAGCGCCTCGGCCTCCGCCATCAACTCCGCGTCGCTCATGCTGGAGGGATCGCGTAGCCCCCGGAGTTTCACCACGACCCCTCCCCGATGGTTGACCTACCTACCCATCATGATCACGGTAAGGCGGGTTGAGGCGTTGAACCCGGACTGGAGTGCGGCCGGGGCCAGTTGTTGCCCGATTCGGACGACGTCGTTGTACTTCGTGGCCAGGGGGTAGACCCACACCCGGCCGCACTCGTCGAGGTCCACCAGCCACGGTTCCGGGGACGTCGTCCCGTTGGTCTCCACATACACCGTCCGGCCGACGTCGACGCACCCTCGATGAGGCCACGCAACGTCGGCCCCTCCTGTTGCATCAGTGGTTCGCCCCCGGTGATGACGACCCGGCCGACGGGGAACGTCCGCCCCGCCTGGTCAAGGTGGTCGAGAAACACACCGACGCGCACCGGGCGGTTCGTCGGTTGCGGCCCCCACGTCGACGGTTGGTCGCACACGTAGCAGCTGAGGTTGCAGCCGGCGAGGCGGATCATCGCGCAATGCCGGCCGGCGTCTGGACCGTCCGGGATGATCGTGTCGGTTCGGAACTAGTTCGGAACTAGTTCGCGTAGAGCACGGCGTCCCGTGTCGGGTCCGGCCCGTCCTCGGCCCCCATCACCGATCTCCGGCTGAGGGGGAGTACTCGACGGACCAGTGGTCGGACACGACGACCCGGGCCGATTCGACCACGAGGTTCCAGTCGGAGCT